GCTTCAGGAACTCTCTCCTTTAGAGGATGTAAACCCCAACTCCATTCCAGAGATGGGCTCCCTCCTTTTTACGTCTGAGGGGTTTGATTTAACTCCCATTATGTTCTCCGAGAAAACCAAGATGCCTCAGATTAGCGACGAGCACCTTTCTGAAGTTTTGGAGTCTACGACTGATAAGAAGGCTAAAGAGTTTATTGAAACCCTTCTTAAGTACAAGTATCGTACTAAGCAACACAGGACTTACGTGAAAGGAGTAGAAAAAGCTATTGAATACAATGAAGATGGCAGGATTTACTCGCAATACAATTTCGCTACAGTAGTTACGGGGCGTCTTTCTTGTTCTACGTACAATGTTGGAGGGAAGAAGAAGGGGGTATCCTTCCATACTCTCCCAAGGGAGTCTGAGGGGGACGCTATTAATATCCGTAAATTGATGGTAGCTGACCCTGGAAAGGCGTTCCTCGCAGCTGACTTCTCCCAAGCAGAACTTCGCGTGTTAGCACAATGTTGTGGAGATAAGGCTTTGATTGAAGCTTTTAACTCTGGGCAAGACCTTCACAGGTTTACAGCATCCCTAGTATTTGGGAAGGACGCAGATAAGGTTACAAAGGAAGAGCGTCAGATTGCTAAGTCTGTAAGCTTCCTTATTGTGTATGGAGGAGGACCTAACAAGTTATCTCAACAAATAGGCAGGAGTGTAGGGTACTGCAAAGGTATCTTTAAGGCTTATCAGGACTCTTTCCCCAAGGTGTTCAAGTGGATTAATGATATCCACAAGTTTATTAGGGAGAATGCCTATGCCGTTAGTATTTTTGGACGGCGCAGACACCTACCTAATATTAAGAGCCCTATTAAGAAATATCAATTCAGAGCCCTTCGACAAGGCATGAACTTTGTAATTCAAAGTTCCGCCTCTGACCTTATGCTTCATTCCATCCGCCGATTGCACAAATACAGAGCCGCTACTGGTTTAGATTTCGATATCTTAGCCACAGTTCACGACTCGGTAGAAGTACAATGCGATGCTAAGGATGTAGAGAAAGTTGCTACACTACTTAAGGTGGTATTGCCTATGACGGAAGACTTTAAGGGGATGTACGATATTGATTTCGTAGTACCTTTTGAAGTGGACGTAGAGGTTGGTACATCGTTCGGACATTTAATGGAGGCAGAATTTAACCCTAAAGGTGAATTACTTAATGCCCCGAAAATTCAATCATTCTTCCAAAATGCATAGAGCGGTCATCTTAACTGACCTGCATCTAAGGTCAGACTACATGCCAGGGTACTTAGATGCCCAAGTAGAGACGTTTACTAAATTAGTAAACCGTAAGCCACCCAATTCGGTTATCATTAACGGTGATATTTTTCATCGTAGAAACCCGAGGGGGGCTGAATTACTCGCCTTCAGAAAACTTTTAGAGGGGCTTCATACCAAACATATTTACATAAATCGCGGAAATCATGATACCATTGCCAAAGACGGTAGTACAGACACTACATTATCTCTTTTTTCGGACATTGCAACTGTATTTCGAGAGACTACGACTGTGCGCCTTGGTTCCGCTGACTTTGATTTTATCCCTCATTTCGAAGAAGAATCACGAATCATTGCTGATATTAAAGCCTCTAAGAACCACATATTTGGACATTTTGGCTTTGATGGTTGCGTGGCTAATGGCTCTTACGAGTATGAGTCTTATATTAAGAGGAGCCATTTTGGTAAGAATCGCTTGGTTTTCCTAGGGCACATACATAAACCAAAGATTTATGGAAAAAATATTTTTGTTCTTGGAACAGCGCACTCGACGTCTTTCGGTGAAGCTAATGCCCAAAAATACGTACATGAACTCATCATCCGAAATGGAAATGTTGAGGTGGTACGTAAGCCGATTAATTTTGGGATACGTCACGTTACCTCTACGTTGGATACGCTTGAAGATTATTCACAGAAGTACGACTTTAATTCGTTCTTTACTATCCTAAGGGTTAAAATGGATAGCTTGGATGCGGCAAGTGAAAAAGAACTTATTGAAGCTCTCTTAAGAAAACATAAGGTTAAACATTTAGAGGTTGTCTTTGATGATGTCCTCCCTAAGTACGAAGCATCTCACGTTGATTATGACTCCTTACTTACGGTCGATGATACAATTATCCATGAGTACATTGATAACGCTAATACTATTTTTTCTAAACCAGAGCTTTTAACTGCGTTGGAGGAAATTCGTTCCCATGAAACTTAATAATATTAAAATAGAAAACTTTCTCTCTATTGAGGAAGCGGAGATAGACTTTGAGGATTTCTCAGAGCTTGTTCGTGTAGTGGGTGTTAATAATGACACCAAACCGAAATCTTCAAATGGTGCTGGNAAGAGTAGCATTATTGAGGCTNTTGCTTTCGCTTTATTCGGAAAGACTATTAGGAAGACTACGGAGAAAAGTCTCGGTAATCTTCACACGAAAGGGAAGTGTACGGTAACTTTAAGAGTTAATGACAACGTAGTTATTGAACGTACTAAGAAGCCCCCCATGTTGAAGGTTCATGTAGACGGAGAGAACTGCACTAAGGAAGGGGTTAACCACACCCAAAAATACCTAGAGACTATCCTCAACACTAATGCTTCTGTATTTTTAGCGTCTATTGTGTTTGGGCAGGGAAACTCCACCAACTTCCTCACCGCTAGTGCCGAGGAAAAGCGCAATATCATCCAGAACTTTCTTAGCGTATCGGAGTTGTTTAAGCAACGCTCTAGCATTAAATCTATAAAGTCTAAACACAATAACGACAAGAAGGTTTGCAGCACTTTAGTGGACGACGCAAACTCTAAACTAGCCTCTCTACGAAAAAGAAAGCGGGACCTTACTAAAATGTGTAAGGACGCTGATAAAGCCTTAACCCCCGAAAAGCTTACCTTTGTTCGTCAGCATACTATTTCAGAGATACAAGAGCTTGAACGCAAAAACCATGAGTTAGAGGTAGAGTATAACCATCTAGTATCTAAGAAGGGTGAGCATAGAGGTATTGCTGAGCGTGCATTACACCGNATTGAAAAGTATGAAAACGGGAAGTGCGANCACTGTAATAAAGTATCTTATCATTTTTGGGAAATGATGCAAGAAGATAAGAGCATTGCTAAGCAGGCAGGGGAAGAGATGGAGGCTTTGAAACCTAGTATCTCTAGACTGCGTAAAGAGTTAGATGCAGTAAAGCTACCAATTCAACTTCAGGACTTTGATTTGATTGAAAAAGTTAAGGCTTTTGAAGCGGAAATTGAAATACTTAAAGACCAGATTAAAACTCAGAAGAAGGTTTGTGAAAAGCACATTAGTGCCATGACGTCTGCCCAAAAAGGATACGACCTTATGCGTTTCTGGGAAACTGCGTTTTCCGAACAAGGGCTTGTTAAGTACGTTATCCGCAACATCCTCTCTTTCTTTAACGAGCGAAGTAATTACTACTTAGGATTTTTAACCCAAGGAAACTTTTCCATTGAATTTGACGACTTACTACAAGAAACTATCCTCAATAAAAAGAAGCGTGCTTATTTCAATACGCTGTCTGGGGGAGAGAAAAAGAAACTCTCACTCTCCGTTATGTTGGCGCTCAACGACCTGCTCCTCCTCACAGGAAAAGAAAGGTCGAACGTTGTATTCTTCGATGAAATCGCTGATTCACTGGACGAGGAAGGGATAAAAGGACTTTATGAGTTAATACAACAAATAACTTTATCAAAAAGACTATTTATTATTACTCATAATGATAACTTAACCTCTCTTATAGAGGACTGGTCTGATGTTTTAGAAGTAACCAAGACTAAACATATTTCAAAAGTAAAGAAACTATAATGCCTACTTACAACCACACCTGCACTAAATGTGACACAACTACCGAGCTTAGTATATCTATTGCTGAGTACGGAGAGATGGAAGAAGACTTTGGTCGCTCAGATAGGGGGAATGTAAGGTTCCCTTGTGATGAGGAGGGGTGCGGGGGTTGGTCGGAAAGAGACTACTCTTTCGGGGTTGCTTCCTTTAAAGTTAAAGGTGGGTATAAATACAGCACCAAAGCTTATCGGGCGGATGCCGAGCATGAGTGGATGAAGCGAGAGATTGAAAATACTAAGGGAACTCTCCTAGGAAAGAAGGACGAAACGTCCAACAGCGACTATAATACTCAGAGACCTTATGCTGGGTATACCCTAGACGAGAAGGGCGCAGAGGATATGGGCTTCAAGCGTGTAAGTAATGAGGAAGCCAAGGCTCGCGCCGAAATGTCTAAGAAAACTTCGGGCGATGCGGTAGCTAAGGTTGATAAAGCCAGAAAAAGCGATATAATTGAAGACTGATGATTAGAATCCTACTATTAAATAAATCTAATAACCCCACCCCCAAACTACAAACCGAGGGGGCAGCTGGGTTTGATATAGCAATTACCGAGAACGTGGTTATCCCCGTAGGAACCTCTAGGCTTTTAGGGACAGGTCTTCATGTGATTATCCCTAACGGTTATGAGGGGCAGCTAAGATTACGTAGCTCTATGCATAAGAGAGGAGTTGTCATTCCAAATGCTCCTGGGACTATCGACTCTGATTACAGGGGAGAGATTAAGATTCCTTTAGCCTGTATTGGGCGTGGGGATGCTGTCGTAGAGGCTGGAGAAAGAATCGCACAGCTTATCGTTAAGAAGCTACCTTTAGCTATTCTTAGAGAAGTTACGCAGGAGGAGTTTGACGCGGACGAAACTTCTCGGGGCGATGGAGGTTTTGGAAGTACTGGGTCAGGAATTAACATGACGGGACTATAACAGGTCGTGGCATACAAATTTCAAGATTCAATCCAGAGGGGTATCATCTATCTGGCAAAGTCTGACGAGGCATTTCTCCTCCAGATTATGCCTATGGTGAAGAGCGAGTACTTTGAGTTCCCGTCTCACCAAAAGATGTATACCGTCATTACTGATTTCTTCTTACAGTATAAGAAGCTGCCCACAGACGACCAGCTTCTCGAAGAAACCAAAACTGTTATAGCATCTAATGAGTTGTTCGGTGATTACCGTGACGAGTTAGGAGCCATCAATGGTCTTGATGAGAAATCTATTGATAACCAAGAGTTTTATCTTGATAAGGTTGAGGAGTTTGCCAAAGAGCAGGCTGTTAAGGATGCTATCCTTAAATCTGTTGACCACCTTAAGAAAAAGAACTTTGGGGCGATTGAAGATGAAGTTAGGAATGCGTTCTCTGTTAACAGAAACGTAGACCTTGGAACGGATTACTTCTCTGATATCAAAGAGCGGTGGGAACGTTTAAATAACGCTTCCATTGTACCCAAGTTCCGTACACCTTTTGAGAGCGTTAATGAGGCATTGGAAGGGGGCTTAGCCCACAAAGAAATGGCTATGGTCGTTGCCCCTCCTGGGGTAGGCAAGTCTTTGTTCTTGGCAAACCAAGCGGCTCGTTCTATTCTCGATGGGCATAATGTTCTGTACATCTCACTAGAGATGGCGGAGGATAGAGTTGCCCAACGCCTCGACAGTATCTTCACTAGAATTCAACAGAAGGAACTCTCTAACCGTGTAGATGATATCGAAGAACGCTTAGGTATTATCTCAAAGCAATGGGAGCAACGAGGTCGTCTTGTTATTAAAGAGTTCCCGTGTAAAAGGCTTTCTGTAACTGCACTTAGGGCATACCTCAATCAACTAAAGAACTATGAGGACTTTACTCCTGATGTAATTGTTGTTGATTATCTAGAACTCATGAAGACTGAAAATGACATGGCGGAATACGCAGGTCAAGAGAGACTTGCCCAGGAACTTCGTGGGTGTGCTAGTGAATACGGGTGCCTTGTATGGACTGCCACCCAAACTAACCGAGAAGGTAAAAAGGTTAGTATCATTACAGACGCGGAGCTTGCCGATTCGTATGGAAAAATCCGTGTCTGCGACTTAGTCTTTTCTATCAATCAAACTGAACAAGAGTTCGATGAGGGGCAAGCTNGACTTTATCTAATGAAGTCTCGTAATGGGCGCGCTCGCTTCATTACCCCTATCGGTATTGATTACTCTAGACTAGTCATAACCCAAACGACTGCTGATGACTCCTAAATTCCCCAAACCTGTACACCCCATGGTTGTTTATACTGGTATAAAAACATTTACCATTAAACAACAAACGCTTGCGAAAGATAATCTTTATGGTTGCGTGGAGTTCCCCAAATGCCTTCTCTCGATTGACCCCAATCAATGCATTGAAGATTACAAAGGAACTCTCCTTCATGAGATTTGCCATATCGCCTTTGATTTGTATGGGTTGGGTGATGACGATGAGATGCCTCAAATGGGTAACGAATTCTTAACTACTGTAACATCTAATATGATACAGCAATTAGCAGGCTTAAACCCTGAACTATTTGAATATATTTTTAGTCCAAATGAATGATATCCAAACAACCTACCACAGTCTAGAAGACTCGTATTTAGAGATAACTAAAAAGTATCTTAACATCAATGAGCATAACGTAGAGAATGCACTTCTTACGCATACTGGAGTGTATGCTTTTTTTGGTGCTGTTCTTGCCTACGCTAAACGTGAAATGGAAAACTTCGGTTTTGAACGTGACCGTACGGAGGCTAAGGTTAAAGAGGCACGCCGTCAAGAATTACTTGACGAAGGTAAGAAGGCAACTGATAGAGCTTTGGACTCTTACGTTGTTACCGACCCTTCTGTAGCACAGGCAGAGCTTACCCATCAGGAAGCTTCACACAAGTACTACTTGGCTAAAAACATACTAAACTCCCTCGACCACCAGAAAGATATGTTGGTCCAGATATCTGCAAATAAGCGAGCAGAATCCAAACTAATTGGTGATAATTACACTAGTTAGACTATAATACTATGAAGAGAAAACGCTTCCTGAAGGAGCTTTTAGTGGGGTTCTGCCTTACGGCTCCGATTTTCGGATACGCGTTAATTATAGCTCTTCTTAACTAATTTCAACAAATAAAAAACTATGGTAAACTTAGACGAACTACGTAAAAAGTACGAGCAAATTCAAAAGGCTCAAAGTGGCGGCGGCAACGACGATTTCCTTAAGAAATTCTTCATGATGGAAGAAGGAACTTCAGTTGTTCGCGTCCTTCCTGCTAAAGATGAGGGAGATGAATTCTACGCTGAGACGGCAATCCACCGTATCAACGATAAGAACTATCACTGCCCCCGAGTAAAGGGTGGTGACTGCCCTGTATGTGATTTGTATTACCGCTTGTGGAAGGTAGAAGGTCCGATGAAGGATGAGGCGCAAGACCTCGCTCGTCAGATTAAGCCCCGCAAACGTTACTACACTAATGTGGTAGACCGTCGCGACGGTAGTGTTAAGATTCTTTCGATGGGTATGAAGCTCTTCGGTAAGATTCTAGACTGCTTCTTCGATGAGGACTACGGCGATATCACTAACCTCGAAGAGGGGTGGGATTTCAAGGTAATCAAGGATACGCAAGGTCAATGGCCGAGCTATGACAAGTCTGGTCCTAAGCCGAAGCAGAGCGAGGCTGGTTCCGCCAAGGAGGTTGCTGTGTGGATGGATGAGCTTCATGACATTCATGGTCTTATCAAGGTTGCCGAGTATGATGACCTTAAGAAGATGGCTATGGAGATGGAATCTCTTGTTGCAGGTCGCCCTAGCGGGAACGGAACTCCTCAATCGGATGACGATGACACGGATTTTCTGTCGAACCTTAAAAGCCTAAACGTCGATTAAGGTATGAAGAAAGACAAGTTAAAGATTTTAGCTTGTCCTGCAAACGAGGGGGGATGTGCATATTATCGTGTCATCCTCCCTTGTAACAAATTGCAGGAACTGCACTCTGACGAGGTAGAGGTCCGTATGGACTTTAACCCTTTAGGGTGGGATAAAGACGCTATGCAAGCCAAGGGGGATGGAAAACCTATCCTTCTCAAAGACTTTACCCCTGAAAACCTTGAGTGGGCTGACGTTGTCTTCCACCAGAACATTCATAACTTTGGCGGTAACTACACTTTCGAGTTGATGCATCGTGCTGCTGTTATGGGTAAGCTTACGCATTATGATAATGATGACTTGCTTACCGATTTGTATACAGGGCATAGGTTGTTCGGTGCTTATAAAGATAACAACCTCGCAGAACTCACTAAGAGGATTTATGCGGTGGTGGATATCGTTTCTGTCACTCAACGTAAATTTGCTGAGAGAATTGCCGATTATGTTGGCAGAGCTTTGGTGATTATTAAAAACGCGATTGATTTTAACTTACCGTGTTGGAATGAGCCTAAACTCAAAGCTCCCAAAAAGAAGCTTACTCGGATTGGATGGGTTGGAGGGATTCACCACGAAGAAGATGTTAAAGAGTTCCCTGGGGTAGCGATGGGTGTAAACGCTAGAGCAGGCGCAGAAAATGTTCATTGGGGTTGGTACGGTCGTCCCCCCATGCCTATAAATGAGCAGACAGGCAAACCTGAACCTGATTGGCAACAAGATGTGTGGGATAACTATCAGAAGTATCTGTCTAAAGGTATTCGCCACCGTAACTTTCAAGTGTACGGGGCACTTCCTGCGGAGCATTACGGAAAGATGTATACCAATATTGATATTGCTATAGCCCCCCTCCAAATGAACAACTTTAACGATTCTAAATCTGAGATTAAAGTGGCTGAGTGTGGGCGTTACGGCGTCCCTTTAATTGCTTCAAATGTAGGGTGCTATGATGAAACCATTATTAACGGGGAGACGGGCTACCTTATTGATTCCTCTAACCCTCAAAAAGACTGGATTAGAATCCTCACCAAGTGTATTAAAGACCCGAAGCACGTTAAAGAGATGGGGCAGAACCTAAAGACAATTGTCGATAAGCATTTCGATATTAACAAAAATGTATACGGAAGAATCGAACTTTATAGGGAGATTATGGATGTTAAGGCTAAGGCCCAACATAAAACAAAGGACGCAATTATAGATGATGGAAACAATGGTAAATACAGTGGTTCAGAACTTTAGTATTATAGCAGGCGGTATTGGATTTATTTTTCTAGTATTAGGCTTCTATATGGCTGCACAAAGACCTATGACAAGGAATGAATGGAAGTCCTATGAAAAGGACCAATACCTACGCGGAAAAAAATGAGCCCCAAATTTAGTATTATTATACCTCACTATCAAGGAAGTATCGACCACGGTACTTTCTTGCGTGGGGTTAATAGTATTTTAAATCAAACGTATCAGGACTTTGAAATACTTTGTTTTCATGATGGTCCACTCCTCTCGGAAGAAGAGTTTCCTGTCGAGGTGATATGTACAGAGAAGCGTTACGATGATTGGGGTCACACCCTACGGGACATAGGCATACAAAAGGCTACGGGGGAGTATATTTTACACTTTAACCCCGATAATGTTTTATCTCCTAATGCGTTAGAAGTTCTTTCTTCTTATGGGGATGATTCTATGGTGTTTGGTATTGACATGGTAGGTATGGAAGAGGGACCTATGCGGGGGAATCCCAACATGGTGCGGAGGTTTTATAGTACCCCCAGAAACGAATCTAAAAGAGTTACCCTTTCAGGTAATCCTATAGCCTACGGGAATATTGATTGTATGCAGTTTGTGGCGAAAAGAACCCTCTGGGAAACCTTAGGGGGTTGGAAGGATAAGCGCAAACAATCAGATTTCTATCTTTTTTCTGAGTTAGCCCAGATGAGTAAACCCGTCTTCATAAAAGAAGTTTTAGGAGAGCATTATTAATGGACGCGGCACAGTTCGATGGACCCCCCACTCATCGCCCAACAGTAACGTGTTTATGTGCGACTAAGGGCCGCTTTAGTTTTTTAGCCAAAGCAGTGGCTTATTATGATGTGCAAGATTACGAAGATAAAGAGCTTATCATATTTAATAACCATGCAGAGCCTATAGTATTGCCCGAAGAACTGGCGGAGAGGAAAGATATAAAGCTTATCAATGCGGGGGAGTTCACCTCCATTCCTGATGTATACAACAGCGCTATTACTTTTTGTAACAGCAAGTACACTGCTATTTGGGATGATGATGATATGTATTTCCCGTGGCACTTATCTAATGGCATCCAACGCCTAGAGGAGACGGGGGGAGTCGCATACAAGCCAGAGATTCAGTTGTCTTGGATGCATAATAAAGAGAGGGTGGATACTGTCCAAGCTATTAGTAATAGCTGTGAGGGTAGTAATATTATTTTAACTGAGTTGTTAAAGAGTTCTGGTTTTGGAAATCCAGACCCTAAAGGACCACAACACCCGCACCCTCAATGGCAAGCTAACGTTAAGACCTGGATATTCGGAAATACAAAAGAAGAGGGTTTTTCAGACCCTTCTTATGTGTATGTGTGGAACGGGTCATTACACTTAAACGGGCATTTATCCCAAGGTTTTGAGTATTATGCCCTTAATAATACCGATACGGGTGAAGGTAACCCCTTACCTAAAGTAGATGTGTGGGAGGACTACACCAGAGTCTTTAATTTGTTAGACTGTAAAACTCCCGAGCCAACGTCCCAAAAGTTTTCCCCTAGCGAGCTTACTGCGCTACGCTCTAAGTTTGAGCGGTATGGAAACTTAAAAACAGATTTGCCTGACCTAGAAAAGAGAGAATGGAGACCTGTTAGTGTACCCGTCGAAGGAGAGTCGGAGGGGGAGTTCTGGAAAGAGGAACCTTTAATCTCTGACGATGGAGGGATGCCCATTGTGGACGCCGTGAGGTTAGTTAAGGAGTGCTGCGAGAAAGTTCTCCCCCTCTCAGGGGGTACAGTAGAGATTGGTGTTTATAGAGGTGGACATTCCAAAGTAATTATGGAGGTGTTTGCTGAGGCAGGGCAGTCAAATATTCATATTGGTATTGACCCTTACGGTCATATCCCTTACTGGGATACAGAGGATAATCAAGTTAGGTTTAACGATAAGGCGAGCTATCCCGCCTACACTAACCGTTTAGGGTTATACATGCAATCCAAGTTGCTTGAGTGGGCATCCGACAACAACCAACATTATCTGTTTATGAAACTTTCGGATACAGACTTCTTTAAAATTTATAGTCAGGGAGTTCCTATTTATGATGAAGACCGTTACGTATTAGATTCCTACAGATTAGTGTATGTTGACGGAGACCACAAAGCTTCAGCAGTTATCAACGCTATAACTTACTTCCACAGTCGAATGGTGGACGGCGGAATATTTATTTTCGATGATGTCACCCGTTACCCTCACCAAGATAAAGTACATCCAGTACTACTCTCTTTAGGTTATGAACCATTGAACACCCTCTCAAATGACTACAAACTCGCATATCAATATAATAAAACTGTCTGACCTTGACAACGGTCTTGAACCTTCAAAAGATAATATTTTCTTTTTTTGGGAGAACGGGCATTACCCGTTTGAAGTGCAGAAGAGTTCGGGAAGAGCAGACATAACTAAGGCGGCTTTGTGGACAACGTCCAAGTTTAATCCCAGTAGAAAGGTTTACCTGTTCTCGAATCAGGCTACCCCTGAAGATTATGCTCACAAGGACGTTAAGTTCACGATTGTCCGTTATTCTTATGATGAGTTGGTAAAAGATACCCCCCTCGAAAGGAATGCCCTCGCTAGAAAAATTTATGGGGAAGAAAAGAATCCTCGCGTTATTTGTGATATTTATCGAATTATCTTTTTGTATAAGTGGGGTGGTAGTTATGTGGATACTGACAATGTTGCTATCCAACCTATTACAGATAAAAAATCTAATATAATTTCACGTACTTACGATTTAGCTGATGTGCATTGGTGTAACATCCTTTCAAAAAATGCAACGGAGCAGGAGCTTAATGATGCTTGTTTGCCTGGAAGTTTACGGGAAAATAATAAGCACCCCGACTACTCCTTTTTTGTAAGAATGGATGGTTGGCTTAACTGGGAGCCTAAACATAAGCTTCTTGAAAAGATGCTTGGAGGGCAGGTACTCGATGACCGTGGGGATATCTTAGCATACAATAACTATCACTGGTCATATGCTCCCCCTACTTGGCTGTATAGAACTCTCGCTGACTGCTATCCCGATATTAAAAATAATATTACCTTCGGGCTGTCGTTGTTATACTTGTATGAAGCCTTTATGCGTAATGATTTTGCAGTCACACATCAGTGCGGAGAACTTTTAGACGTGTATAAAGAAGTAATTCCTAGGTATAGACCTGATTTTAGGGCTATAGGAGAAGACTTCGAAACCCTCTTAATTGGAGAGGCGAAAGCCGAGGAATTTCTAGAAGAGTGTAAGAAAACGTTTCCTTATGGAGCCTTCTTATGGATGTGCGACAAAGAGAAAAATGAAGAGCTTAGGGAAGACATAGGTCCCGCCAGAGTTTCATCGTGGTTGTATAGAATTGCAAAGAAGCGTACGGGGTATTATGACGAGAGTTAGTATTTGCTGTTCGTTATATGCGTGGGAGGGTGATGCCGACCGTGTAAGTAAAACAGTAACGTGGTATCAGGCTCTGACGGAGACGGCGGGTCATGAATTTAGGTTGCTTTTGGTAAATGATGGTTGTGCTGAAAGTTTTAAGGATATTATTCCTTACATCACCACCCCCCAAGGCTGGTGTACCAGCGTAGAGTACTTTGAATCCCCGCAACGGTACGGGAAAGCCATACAGTTAAACCGCCTTCTGGCTTCTTGTACAGATGATTATATTGCCGTTGTGGATAATGACGTTATCCTCCCTCAAAACTGGCTTAGGGGGTGCGTGTCTCTGGCTAATAAAAAGGACATTGCGGTTTGCGGAGTTCTCGTAGAGGACCTGCCTGTTTTAGAGCATCATAATACGGAAATCTTTCCTTATGCTTATGTTGTTCCTCAAATGATTGGGGGTGCATGTTTAGTGTGGAAGAGAGCAAAACTTGGAGCCGAGAATTACTTTTGGTGGGGTGGAGGAGTTTACGGTCACGAAGATGCTGAGTTTGTACGACGCGTAGACAAAAAAGTCGGTACAGTGGTTGCTTTGGTAGGGAGAGGGTTTTGTATAGCCGATAACAATTCCAAAGAGTATGCTAAATGGAAGTTAGAACGGGGTCATTCTCCTAACAATAGGGTTACTTCTAGAATCCTAGGACTATAATACAGTATGAGCTTTTTAGACGATATTTGTAAACAATTAGATGGAGCCGCGCTCCTCTCAGAGGAAGACCAGATTCATGGTTTTGTAGATTCGGGGTCCTTACCCCTTAATAAGATTCTCTCTGGGAAGTATAACGGTGGGTATCCTATCGGTGCTATTACAGAGATTTATGGTGAAAGTAGTACTGCTAAAACAGTATTTCTTACTCATGCGTTTGTAGGGGCTCAGAAGAAGGGCTACTACACCGTAATGATTGATAATGAGCACGCTTATTCGCCTGCCTTCGCTAAGACGCTCGGTGTGGACCCCGAGAAGCTTATTTATCTCATGCCTGAGTCTATGGAGGATTGCTTTGAAGCGATTGAGAAGGCTATCGTAGCCATTAGAGAGCACGACAAAGACACTCCTATTGTTATTGGGTATGATTCCATTGGAGTCTCTCCAACCCGTAAGGAGATGGATGATACCTTCGGTAAGAATAGTGAGATGGGTGGCGCTCTCAGAGCTAAAGTTGCAGGGCAATGTCTTCGTCGTATCAACCCCCTCCTCCGTAAGCACAAAGCCGCACTTTTAATTATTAACCAGGTACGCAGCAAGGTTGGAGTTATGTTTGGAGACCCTCGCACAAAGGCGGGAGGAGGAAAAGCACTTCTATATTACTGCGGTGTATCCTTGGAAACTTGTTCTGCAAAATCAGATGTTCTGTATGATGCGAATAAGAACCCTCTAGGTATTAAAGGCACGGTGAAGTGTGTTAAAAACAAAGTAACCGTACCTTATCAGAACTGTGAGTTCGAACTCCTTTATAATACGGGGCTTACTACAGATTATGGTATGACCGTTTCTGCCTTCAAGACGGGGGCTGTGGAATCCCCCTCTAAAGGCTGGTATGCCCTGAAAGGCGAAACGGGTAAGCATAGAGCTAAAGATTTGGATGCTCTCCTTGCATCTAAGGTAGCTGAAGGTGAGATAGTATGAAAGGAAAAACTTTAACTGAGTTGTATCATGAAATCGAAGGTCCTGGTCCGAGCGGAGAGGGTACTGATAAGCATAACTTTCATAGGTATGATGGGTTATACGGACCCCTTTTAGCGCACAAAAGAGAAACTGCTAAAAAGGTTTTAGAGATTGGAGTGTCGTGGCTCGGTTCTGGTGATTTAGAGGCTCTCGGTCATTATTTCCCGAACGCAGAAGTTCATGGGATAGATATTAACCCGTTGGAGAGGGTAAAGGAAGAGTACCAAGCCGACAACGTAGTATTTCATCACATGGATGGATATAATGTTGCTAACCTAGACGAGTCTTTCGGTGACACTAAGTGGGATTTCGTGTTGGATGATGGTCCCCACGACTACCCCTCCCAACTTCATACTCTCAATTATTTTCATGACAAGCTTGCGCCTAATGGCATCCTTTTGATTGAAGATATTCAAGGGGGTATCAGCGGCGGTGCGGTGAATGGACTCTACGAGAATTTTGAAGGAGATAAGCACTTTCTTAGTTTTATTGATAGAACAAGAGGGGCACAGAGAGACGACATTATTGCAATGTATATGCCGTACTGATGAAAGTAGGAGTTATATTTTTAAGCTTAGGGGGCACTTCCAAGCTGAGGATGATGACCCAAAATGCCGTCAATAGTTGCATCGCCAGCGACCCAGAGATAGACTTTAAAATTCTTGTATGTGAGGGCGAACGCAACGTTAAATATAATAATGCTCACATGTCTTACTCATTCGGGAACTTTAACTATAATAGGACCATGAATGAGTGTAGAAAGCATCATCTATTTGACGACTGTGATTACATCGCGTTATGCAATAACGATTTGCTTTTTGAAAAGGGGTGGGCTACTGCCCTGATAGAGGCAATGAAAGAACAGGGTGTGATGAGCGCCTGCCCCATGGAGCCACGCGTTCATAAAGAGGTAAAGTTCACCGATGGTATCCATGAGGGGCATGAGGTTACGTCTGGATACCGTCCTGTTGCTGGGTGGTGCATATTCCAAGATTTGCGGATTTATAATATCATTAAAGATTTAGATGAGTGTGTAGAGTTTTGGCACTCGGACACCGTGTATGGCAGCCAACTGGCTAAACATAAGGTCAAGCACATTTTAGTGGAGGGCTCTAAGGTTCACCACCTCACCAGCCAGACTATTGACCGTCTCCCCGAACATATTCGGAATCCACTCACAGTTGATTCTCCTTTACATAAATTACTATACCCAAATGGCAACATTTCATAAACTACATAAATTCTGCGATGCAAGAGGCTGGAGTCTTAACGACCTATACAGCGTTGCTCGTAAAAATATCCTGCACCCTACTGATGCCCCCACTCCTTACAACGAGCAAGGGTATCGGCTTAGGGATTGCCAGGTAAACTATTCTATCTTACACCCTGGAGTTGTTAAAGCTTGGCATCGGCATAAAAATCAAGATGATTATTTTTGTGTAGTCCATGGTATGGCTCAGGTAGGAGTGTACTCAGACGAAGAGGGGGCTGAAAAGTTCTTTATAGGGGAGCATAATCCTGGGATTGTTCACATCAAGGCGGGGGAATACCACGGATTAACTGCGGTAGGAACGAAGCCTGTCGGACTATTATATCTTGTGACGAACATTTACAACCCCCATGAGCCAGACGAGGAGAGAGCCCCTCATGATTCTTTTGTAGGACATGATTGGTGGTTACCTGATAACATATAATGGAAGATGTCGTAGTTTTCGGTTTTAAAGCTATTGGATGGCTTTTTGTACACGCGGGGTATATTATAGTTCCGTTGTTGCTGGGAACTGGGATTTTTTACTGCTGGGCGTCTGTTAAGCATGCTCTATGGGCGCTTACATGGGAATCAAAACGCAAAAAGCGGGCTGAGTCTCCTGTATCTCCGCCTAAAGCCCCGTCTAAACCTAAGAAAAAAGCACCTAAAGCGCCCCGCAAACCCTCTCGAACTGTCATCGACTCGTATTCTGATGAATATAAACTACCTCAACTACCTTTTAGTTAACTAAATATAATACAGGAGCTAATCTTATGGTAAACTTATTTCATTCATGGAACCTTAATCTAGACGAGAAGAAGAATACAGGCTTTAAGCCTGAGGATAAAGAAGGCAAGAAAGCCGATTTCGACTCTCGGAAGACTAGGATTCCCTCATTCACTACAATTGACGATGCATACAGCAAAGCTACGTACGGCCAAATCTTCACTACCCCCAAATCCAGTAACATCTACGTTATTACTCATGGAACATGGGGTGAGAAATCCAAGGACAAGGTCGTAAAGAGCTTTCCTGCGGGCACTCCTTACTCTGAAATTAAGGGTTATAGTGAGCGCACAAAAGCCAAGCATGGCGGTAAGACTGTTAAGGCAGGCGAGAAGGGTCGAGAAGAGGCTGGGTTCGCTACCAAAGACAAGAAAGACACCGTCAAGAATATGAAATCTGTTAACTAATGGCTCGCACATACATTCCTAAAGGACGGTTCTTTGAACCTAATAGAATCCATAAGATTGCGAAGGATGTTCTTCGGGATTGCGGAGAGGATAGGGATAGAGCCTTAGAGACATTTACATATTTTAAAAAACTCGTCGATTCTAGCCCTGACGATGACAAGGCTAAGGCGGAAATGATTCATGCCTTGGGGCTGTCCCAAGACGCTAACGATAAAATTGTAAAGATTCTCGATATGATGATTAAGATGACTCAATCTGAACAAAAGATTGAATCAGAGAAGTCCGCTCCCGTTGAAAGTCTGTCCTTTGAAGACCTTAAAAAGTCTCGCAAGAATGCCTAAAAAAGAACAAGATAGTTATGTTGTGTACAATCCTCACATAGATGAGTTTGTACGTATTAAAAAGTTTTCTGATACAGAGCTAGGAGAAATCGTAGTAAAGATTGGAACTCTCATTAATAAGCCTGGGATTAAAATCGGAGCCTACATCCGAAGCGTTATCGCTAAGACTGTAGAGGATTTCGCTCGCTTCAATATAGATGAGCAACTGGAATCCCTCTTTGAGTGTGTTATAGAGGTTTACCCTATCTTTCAGATAGACTTCGTCTGCAAAACTCTTAACGAGATTAGCGAGTTAGACGATGCCCCTAAGAAAGAGAGCCTTCTCACCCTCACTCAAATCGAAAAATTAACCGCACGAATCAAAGGTAAGCTTATCGGGCAACCTGAAGCTGTTGATGAGTGCATGAAATCCATCAAACTGCTTAGCTCTGGGCTCGGTGAGTTCGTATCCTTGTTTTTTATCGGACCTACAGGCGTAGGTAAGACAGAACTAGCTAGATTGTTAGCCCAAGAATATTTGGGAGACCCAAAAAAACTATTAAAAATTAATTGTGGGGAGTACTCCACAGGGCATGAGTATGCCAAACTGATTGGTAGTCCCCCTGGGTACGTAGGGCATAACGAAAAAGGCATTTTATCTGAAAAAGCAGAGCAGTCTTCCGAATGGATTATCTTATTTGACGAGATTGAAAAGGCTCACCCCAAGCTATTGAATCTGCTTTTGGGGTTTCTGGATGATGGGAAGGTGATGGACAGTCACGGTAGCGACCTAGATTTTACTGACTCCATCGTTTGTTTCACTAGCAACGTAGGTATTAAAGGTAACGTAGGTAAAGATTTGGTGGGCTTCGGGAAGGAAGTTCAGGACTACGAGTCGTGTAAAGGAATCATCGAAAAAGCCTTTAAGGAAGAATTCAGTCCAGAGTTCATTAACCGTCTCGACGGGGTGGTGTATTTCAATCAACTCACCGAGCAGGATGCTGCCGCTATCACACGTATTAACCTTAAGCAGTTGCCTATCAAAACTACAAAGAAGCTTGTAGACTATGTGGTGGAAAATTCCTTTTCTCCTGAATATGGCGCTCGGAACATTAAAAGGTTCATTCGAAACAACGTTACTATAAAGCTTGCAGAGAAGATTCTGGAAGGTGGAGAGACTGAAAAGTTTAAGCCTGTTTTTGAGCATAATAAATTCATTTCTGTAGAAGGAATTTCCTAAGGATATATAAGGTATGGAAGCACAAGAAGCTAGGACAACCCCTCCCAAACTCCACGCATGGATGGGTCATATTTTAACCGTAGTCCTAGCAGGGACAGCAGTGGGCGTATCGTATGGAGCGATGGACGTACGCCTTTCAGAGGTCGAGAGGCGTGTAAATATTCTCGAGACTACCATTCTCAGCGAGATTCGGGACATGGATAAGAACCTCACTGAGGTTAAAGTGAAGGTAGCCGAGATTTCGAGCGATGTTCGCTGGCTTAAGGGCGAAAAAAATTCTGATAAGTAGCTCCCTTTTGAAGGGGTAGAGACTATAACATAGTGTGGGCAAGCCGATGCCCTTCCAATTAATCAAGAGGTAAACACTATGAAGAAAATCAATTTTAAGTACGCGAACGCCAAGAATGACAGCACCCCTGAAGTTCTGGTTACTTCGCAAAACCAGCACATGGTTCGAGGATTTAACACCAATTACATGACCAAGGGACAAGCGACCCGAATTCAAAACGAATGGCGTAAGATTCAGAATCAACGTTGGAGCACTTCTACCAAGGAGCGCGTTCTCATGAACCGAGTAGGTTCTCCCGCCAGAAATTCCTTCCGTATGTATAAGACGGATGGGATTGCTTACACGGGCTAATGTAGGCAAAGTTTGTTATTCTCCTTAAAGGGGGCTTCGAAAGAAGTCCTCTTTTTTTATAGACTTACGACTATAATAGGATATGAAAGGAATTATTCTTGCTGGGGGGCTTGGTACGCGCCTATCCCCTTTAACTAAAGCAACTAACAAACATTTACTGCCTGTGTATGATAAGCCTATGGTGTATCATCCAATTGAAACATTGGTGAACGCAGGGGTTAAGGATATTCTTATCGTAACAGGGGGACCACACGCAGGTGATTTTATCCGAGTACTGCGCAACGGTGAAGACTTCGGATTAGAGGGATTAAATTATGCATACCAAGAAGGTGAAGGGGGTATCGCACACGCCCTCAACATGGCTAAACCGTTTGTCGGAGACGATAATTGTGTTGTCATCCTTGGCGATAATATTATCGCTGATGATATTTCTGTTCCTGTTAGGGAGTTTGATGCTATTGGTGGCGCTTGCATTTTCACTAAAAGAGTGGATGACCCAGAACGCTTTGGCGTTGTGGAATGGGATGAGAAAGGGTGGGCAAAAGACCTAGTTGAGAAGCCTTCTATACCTCCTTCGAATGATGCAATTATTGGCTTGTATATGTATGATAATAGTGTGTTTAGAAGGATTGAGCAGCTTGTACCGTCAGGTCGTGGAGAGCTTGAAGTAACCGACCTGAACCGCTCGTACTTAATGGACGGGCAACTCCAAGTGCATAAGATTCATGGGACGTGGATGGACTGCGGGACCTTTGATTCATTAGCACTAGCAACTAAAACATTCTTTGAAGATGAATAGAAAACATATTGTAGTAACTGGGGGCTATGGTTTCATAGGCTCTCGATTCGTAAAACACGTTGTAGAGAATACAAACTATAACGTTGTAATTTTAGATAAATGCACTTATGCTGCTGATAAGACGCGAGTAACGTCGTGGTTGGATAGCAAAGCACACATGGGCCGCGTTAAGCATTGTATTGGGGATATAGCTCAGAGCGATGTAGCTGATATTTGTCCCGCCCTGAAGACGGCAGAGTACGTTGTTAATTTCGCGGCTGAGACTCACGTAGACAATTCCATAGCGGATGGCTCTCCTTTTGTAAAAACTAATATTCGGGGAGTGTTCAACCTCTTAGAGATTTGCAAGCATAACGAGAACCTCATCAAGTTTGTCCAGATATCAACCGATGAAGTCTATGGAGACATGGCTGATGTTAGGGGAGGTCATCTCGGTGCCGACGAGAGCTTTAAGCTGAAGGGTAGTTCTTACTACGCTGCTTCTAAGGCGAGCGCCGACCTGTTGGTGGAGGCTGCGGGCAGAACGTTCGATGTTCCTTACCTTATTACGAGAACCTGTAATAACTTCGGACCTAATCAGGACCCTGAGAAGTTCCTTCCTAAGATTATGAAGTCTATTGCGGAAGGCTCTGAGGTTCCTGTGTATGGAGATGGAGAACAAGTGCGTGAATGGATACACGTTGATGATAATGTGAAGTTTATTTTTCATCTAATGATGAGTGCTTCCGAAGGGAAAGTGTATAATATTGGAAGTGGGGTAACTCATACTAATATTGATATTATTGAAAAGATTAGCGACATCCTCGGAAAAAACGTAGAGTATAAATTCGTCGAAGACCGCTTGGGTCATGACCGAAAGTATCTTTTAAATTCTACTAAATTAGAATCGTATATGGGTCACTGGCCTGAACTAACTACCTTAAGTTACTTTATAAGGGAACAGTTACGTGAACACATTGAAAGATAAGCAAATTTTAGTATTTGGAGGAGGGGGGAGACTAGGTAAAGACCTTGTCCCCCTTCTTAAAGCAGCTGGCGCTCATGTTATAGCCCCGACCTCCGAAGAAGTGGATATCGCTACCACTAAAATATGGCAGTGCGTCATGTGGCATAACCCCGACATTGTCATCAATCTTGCTGCATACACAGATGTGCCTAAAGCTGAAACAATGGAGGGGAAGGATAAGTGCGTAAGGACCAATATCATGGGCAGTAAGTTCGTGTGCGAGTCGGCTCACTACCATGGGGCTAAGGTTGTCTACATTTCGACTGATTACGTCTACCCTGGAACCGAAGGAAATTACTCTGTTAGCGATGTTTCCCCTTTAGGCTCCTACGGAATGACTAAGTTTATTGGGGAGTGGTTTTGCGACCCCGAAAAAGATTTAATTATTAGGACATCTATGAAGGCTAGAGGGACATGGGGAGAAAATGCCTATACTAAAGTTATTGACCCCGTGTGGACAAATGCAGACTGGATAGATGTTATAGCCGAAAAGATTGTAGAAGTGGTTGCCGATGAGAGAACAGGGGTAATTAACCTAGGAACAGAAAGGAAACTTCTTGCTGACCTCGCACGGGAGGAGTACCCTTGGGTGGAGCTGGTAGACCCTATAGACCTAAAAACCCCCTACCAATACCCTACAGATTGTTCTATGGTTCTAGACGAGTAAGCACCTATATAAAGTACTATGGCTCAAACTAGAATGAATGGGATGATGATGGAAGGTCCTGCGGGAATTTCCCCTGAAAAGGTGCTTGGCTCACAGTTCGCCACGATGTACACAGAAGTAGCTTATCAAGCAGCCGCTTTTGCAGGCTTAGATGCTACTGCTAACCACTTACAGGCTTCCCCTGATGCTAATACCTCATCGGTGGTTGTTGCTGGTGTTGAAGGTAAACGGGTTCTCGTCCTTGAAGTGGCTGCTATGACGACTGGTGGGAACTTGGATTATACAGGTACGCTTGGTGAGGAGGGTTCAGACGATGATTTGTTTGTGTATACGGGAACTCAGTACTCGGAAGCCCGACTAACCGCTAAGATTCTTCTTGGGGAGAATAAGGACTTAATCCATTATAGAGTTGCAGGTAATGTTGGTAGCTCGACATCCGACGCTAATATTATAAATGTTGCGTACACTATGGTAGACGTATAATAATGGCACTATCCATTGAACGACGTATCGTCCCTGTCATGCGTGGCGCTGGGGGGTATTATGATAACACTAAAGTGTGGATTGGTACCTCAGCAACGGCATGGGCAGGCTTAGATGCGGGGGATTCTGCGGCACACTACCAAGCCTCCCCTGCGGCTGATACTAGCACGGTGCTAGTTCCTGCGGTATCTGGCTCAACCATCGTTATTGACCAGATTCAATGTGCTACTTATGGTCTTGCAGGTAGCCCTTATGCTCCTGGGATGATTGTGCTTAGTAATGGCGATGCTGGTAATAATTTATTTGTAGGTTCTCTAGGGGCGGTAGCTAACAAGGTATCATTTGGAGAGAATCTAGACATTAGTGTTGGAGTAGGAAAACCATTGGTTGTTTATCACGTCCTAGGACCTGACGATGACCGCCCAATTTCTTTAAATATTATGTACCATATGCAGATGGTATGACTATTATAGTGCATGGACACACTAATTAAAGCTGATTATTTCGCTGAGGTAACCGACGAGAAGATTGCGGGCACCATCGTACTTCGACGCGACACTGTTGTCGCTGTATACTCCGTCCCTGGAAACTCTAGGCGCACAATGATTCTTACTGAGCAAGGTTTGAAGTTCTGCCTTAAGGGAAAGGTTGATACCTTTATGAGTCCCGAAACAGAAGGTTTGCTAACCGAAGAGGTTGCTGCCCCTGTTTAATAAGTTGGGGCGGTAGCCCAACGGCAGAGGCATCGGACTTAAAATCCGTTCAGTATGGGTTCGAATCCCATTCGCCCTACCAAATTCAGTAGCTTTTTTGGCTGCTTTCACTAAAAAAAATCTATAATAAATTATGACTACTACATCTGAAAAGTATCTAGCGCAAATGCTAGAAGGTTACGAGAACGGCATTCAAGGAGTGGATAACTACATTGCTGAGACTACGACTGCGCTTGAAAAAGCACAGGAGCAGAAGCAGGACATGTTGAATGCTATTGCGGAGATTAAGCAGGAGCTTGGTCTTGAAGAGGAAACGGACGCAGATAAGGCTAAAGCAGAAGCTGTTGCCGCCGAGGCGTAGGTTTTTTCTATATTAAAGAGAGCCCCTTAATGCTTTTGGCATGAGGGGTTCTTTTTTAGACTATATAATATAGTAAAAGTCAAACATGAGAAGCGCAGTAAAAGTCAAACCTCATTCTCGTACCCCCGTACACCTCCCCCCCTACAAGAAAAAGTCAAGGAATTATGCCCCTACGCACAGGTAAAAGTCAAGAGGATGTATCCTCTAATATAAGCAAGCTCAGCGATGAGGGTTATCCTCACAAGCAAGCTATTGCTATCGCGCTTGATAAAGCGGGGAAGGGCAAGAAGAAGAAGCGCATGAAGAAAGTCAAGAACGAATCCTTCGTGGTTCAGGGTGCGCCTCCGTCCGAGTTCGGCAGGACTTTCGATAACGCTTGGAAGCTGAAACCGTCAGACCGTGCTTTTTTCGACGGGAGTAGAAAGTCAAAAGTCAAACCTCGCCCCTCAGACAATCCTGAGAGACGAGATTCAACTTCCTCAAATCACAAACCTGATTCACGAAAACCGAAGATGACGAAGGTAAAAGCGTGAAAGTCAAAAACCACTATTGGCTTCACACACTTGTAAACTACCTTGTCTCCATACTATATTATAGTCCCCAGAACACCAGTCATGTTTCTGGAATCCTAGATACTTATAGACACCATAGGAGTATGTAAATGGAAAAGTCAAATGATGAACGCAAGAACTACATTGTTAAACTGAAGATGTCGGAAGAGGAGATGTTATGTTTTAAGAATCTCCAACCGCTTATCGGTCTTTCTATGAATGTAGGAGAGTCAAACATGATTGCTCGGTTACTTGGTTATAAGAATGTGAAAGACTTAGCCCGAAAAGGGTTTCGCAAGAACCCGTTTTTACGACAAGCGTTTCAGGTAATCTCTTTCTTGTATGTTTCAAGGGAAGATGGGATAACATTTCATGATTTCTATGAAAGGTTAATCTTCACAGACAAAGAGGTTGAACAGAAAGTGCGTAGAACTTTCAACATAACCGATGATGACGAAACTCTTTCTGCTACTCAACTAGAGTTGATGTGGTTATTAGATACTGATAAAGACGAACTTGATGATTGGGAAACTCCCGAATAGGGGAAACACAAAGGTGTGAGCGTTTGGGAGCCCCGCGACGACGTAACTTCTTGTGAGAGCAGGACTTACGACGAATTTGGCTATTTCCAAAGTTTTCTTGTGTAGGGGCTTGACGTAGGGGTAGGTCTGTGGTATAATGTGGGCTGTTCGGGGCGATACCCGACTCTCAACTCACTCAAACCACAGGATTTACCTATGTTCGTTATTGACGATACAAAAAAAGAAATGCTCGCTACACTAATCGGTAGTGGCAAAAACTGTTTACTCACAGGAGCAACAGGGTGTGGCAAAACCACACTTTGCCTAGAGATAGCAAACTCACTTGGCATGAACCCCGTTGTTATCAACATGGGTTCGACACAGGACGCTAGAACTTCTCTCATCGGCTATCATGTTTTGGAGGACGGCACAACCCGATTCCAAACCTCAGACTTTATTAAAGCCATTCAAACCCCGAATACGCTCATCATTCTTGATGAACTTTCTAGGGCTTCCGATGATGCGTTCAACATCATTTTCCCATTGTTGGATTTCCGTAGGGACATTCGTGTTGAGGAACTTGGCGGTTCGGGCGAAACCATTATGGTAGACCCTACTGTTAAGTTTGTGGCTACCGCAAACATCGGTCTTGATTACTCTTCTGCGCGTTCACTAGACCGTGCATTGAAAGACCGCTTTATCCCCTTCCACCTTGATTACATCAAGGGAAAGGAACTTTCCAAATACATCACTCACCTTTACAATGGTGAGATTTCTAAGAGCGCAAAGCCTCTCGTACAGGTTTACGATTACTCTCACCAAATGTATAAAGAGAGCAAAATCTCTTCGCAGATTTCAACTCGTATGGTGCTAGAGTGCGTTCCGCTTATGGACAAGTTCTCGCTGAAAGACATTTTGAACAATGTCCTTCTTTCGATGTACGAGGAAGATTCTTGTAGCGTCATCAACGATGCTAACATCATTCGTGAATACGCAGATTCACTTGGTATGTTTGAGGAGAACTAAGAATGGATACGCACAACATAGATGCCGAATACATGAATCGGTGGTTGGGTGATGGCAGTCAGATTGAAAGTCTGTCTGCTAAGACCATGTATGATGTGCAGACGCTTATCGAATACTACAGAGACATTATTGTTCCCGATAAAAAGGTTTCTATCGCTTTCCCTACTGATGCAAACGAATCTCCAAGAGCGTGTGTATCAAGAGGGGAAGTGGTAATCCCTTTTAATCTTTTACAAATAGGTCGAGTAGATGAAACTATTGGTGCGATGATACATGAACTTCATCACATCAAACTCACTCCTAGTGAGAAGCACTACCACACATTGTCCTTTCAGTTTATCAGAACCTTGATGGAGCAGATAGATTGTTATGGCACGACTCTTGCTGAAAGAGTGTTTACCGATTCTTCTATTACTATGGACAAGATTCTTGGTGATGACGAATGTGGGGTAGAGGTTAAGTTTCTTCGTAAAGTGTTGGGCGATTTGCTCTTTTTGATTAACGCAGTAGAAGATGTTAGAATCGACTCTAACACACCTCCGAACCTTAGAAAGTATATCGACAAGATAGACAAGCAAGGTGGGGAAAAACTCATTGCGAATATCGAGAAGGGGGCTTTCGGTGATGACGATAGGGATTTGGTCGCTATCGGCTTTATGCTTCTGTGCCATCACAAAGGCATTTACGAGTTTCCGTTTATCGAAAGCACTTATGGGGATACCCAAGCCATCGTTGATGCAGATGCTCTAACTTATCCTGTTGAATTGTTTACTGCTTACAAAGAGGAAATCGCTACTCATGTTTATGAAGAATATCTTAAACATTGTGGTATGCCTCCCGAAGCAAACCCACAACTGCAACAAGATGATGACGGAGAGTTTGATATTAACGGCTACTTTGGGGGTAAGGTCAATCATAGTATTGGCGATTCCCTAGAAGAGCAACTCTCAAACACGCCTGTTCCTAAACATCAACAGCCCCAACAGGAAGCCGAAAAGAACGCTTCTGAACAGGCTAAAGACGATATTAAAAATATCAAAGTATCCCAACCTCAACCGAATAGTGCAAGTGCTAATACCGCTCAACCTGTTCAAGCAGTTGATGTTGAGAATGCAAACTTCTCCTCACAGAGTCCTAATAACGCACAAGAACTTAGGGAACTGTTGGAAGAAGAAAATAAAAATGTTGCTATGGCTCCCGAAGTCGTGCAACAAATCAAATCCTTTAAGAATGTGCAGGTTCACACAGCGACCGAATCATTCTCCGACACACAAGTAACTTACGATACCGTAATCTTCGACGCTGTAAACTAAAACCATGACTACACCTACTCTTTACTATATTAAGCACCCTCTTGCTGATAAAAACCTTCCCGAACAAACCCTTGCTACGTTCACCGATAACGACATCGCTGAATACAAGGCTGAGTTTGAGATTTACAAATCCGCTCAACACGATGCTGTTCGTGCAATGAGCGATATGATAGACACTTGCCGTGTTTCTCTCAAATCCATTTTTGGAGGCGAGTCTGATTGCAAGCAAGTTAAGTATTTTGACCGTATGGTTCGTGGAGGGGAAACTCTTACTGACCAACACGCAAAGCAGTATCCTCGCCCTTCCCATGTTGAACAACGCATTACTGAAGCGAAAGAAAAGTATTGCAACTTCATTGGTAGTTCTAATGCTCCAAAGGCAAGTGGTGATGATACACTTCAAGAAATCAACAATGCAGTTGCTTACCTCATGGAAAAGGGTATGGCTCTAAACTCTGATTTCACTATCTCTAATGCTGTTAGCGTTGCGAAGGCTTCTGCTCAACAAGACCTTGATGACCATCTTATTGGTAATGCTGATGGAGAGGGTTATGTGGCTATGCCTTTTAGTCTTATGCTAAAAGAGGGTTCACCCTTTCCTACTTCCTCGTTCGCATACAAGGGTTCGGGTTCAAACACAATGCGTACTAAGATTGTTGATATGAACCTAGACGAAGATACGCTTTCAGATAGTGCAAAAAGGATTGTGAATGAAGGCACTTTCACTTACAAGGTTACTTTTTCCCACGCTTCCACTCCATGCTTGGAGATTTGCTAAATGAGAAGAAACCAAGACCATTACGCTTTCTCAGAAAAGCCTTTGTACGCAGAGAGTTACTATAGTCGTAACTCTCGTACAGAGGAACTGAGAAACTACTTTTTCCAAAAGTTCAAGCAACATATCACCTTGTTGCTTGAGCAAAAGAAAACTCGCAAAGTATCCTCTCAAAAGGGGTATTTGGATTCTCGTTCGTTACATAAGTTTCCTTACTGCGATAACATCTTTCAGAAAACTATTCGTTCGGTATCATCAGATACCACTATTGTTTTCCTTATAGATGGTTCGGGCAGTATGGATAACACCGCAAAGACTCCTGTTGGGGATTGCACCCTTATCGGTATTTGTAGTGCTGTTGCTTCTGCTTTCGCAAAAGCAAATGACCAAGTGTTGAAAGGGAAGATTCCTATTGAGGTGTTCCTAAAGTCTGCTCCCTCTGTTCATGGTTCTACATTAACAGGAACAAAGAACGGAGATATGGCAGTTCTCTCTAGGATATTCTCGTCGAAGTCTCGTAAGAAAGATTACGACAAGATGCTGAAGTTGAATACCAACTCTCCCATTGTGGACAAAGACGGTAGTTACGACGGCAGTTACACTTGCGAGTATGCTGTTCTTCCTGCTTTGCAGAAGTGGATTATGAAGAATGTAAAAACCAAGAAGTGCATTGTGTTCAACCTAACTGATGGTGAAGCATACTGCGGTCTTGGCAAGGACAGTTATCAGTTCCGAAGTGGGGATACCAAAGCGATGCGTATGAAATACCTTCGGGGGATTCCCAACCTTACACTTATGTTAGGGGGAAGGAATGATGACCGTATGAAGGACATCTATGGCGAGAACATGATTTGTGCAAACACAGACTTTGCAGGAGCATTGTTCAAAACATTTGCGGGGTTCTTAGAATAATGCTTACCGACGAACAATGGGCAAAAATCCATAAGAAGTATAGGCGTTTGATGTATGCAGTAGCGCATAGGATTGGAGGGGATAAGGTTGCACACGACTTTGATGATAGCAACCAAGAACTTGCAATCACGGCTATGGACGCTGTATCTGCTTACTCTCGCAAGACAGGGGAGGATTTCGATACCTTCTTTAACACAATACCTTTTGATAAGTATATCAAAACTTGTTTGTGGAACAAGAAGAACAATGTCGGAAACAAGATTAAGAAGAAATACGAAGTTAGACGCTGTGTATCTCTTTCTTCCAACCCCGAAATGTTCTCTACTGAAACAGGTGCAACCTATGGAAGTAGTACGCTTGAAACAGAACCCACCGCCGTATCCGCTTTTGAGGACGCAGAACTAGATTCTACCGCACAGGCTATTGCCGATGCTGTAATATCTGATATGAGAATCATCAAACCCGATGGCTCTCTTAACATTTCCAAACTTTCACGAATAACCCAAAAACCAAAAAACGAAGTGCGTGTTGCCATCGAGAAGATGAAGTACGACTTACGAGATTACAACAATGAAACAAACCAATAAACTTCCCCGACGAGTAGGGTTCTCCCTTCTCAAATCCCTTGTTCACACTTCCGAAATCTTGGCTAGGTGTGCATCACTCTCCGTTAGTACATACCAAAGCCGTATGTATCACAAAATGGTTGAGTCCAACGAAGTGTTGTTCACCCAAAAGGATATTGACGCTTTCGCGAACATCTCCAAGTTCAATCAAGAGGTTAGGGATACCGTTCTAGGTGAATCAAAGAAGATGCCTACAGGCTCTTTCATTAGTGTTGCCAAACATTCAAAGCCCGACCTCAAGTATGTCTCTACTCCAACTTCTGTTGGGCTAGTGGTAACAACAGGTTTGCTTAAAAGAATGTTGCACCTTTCCACAGTTGCGGGTCTTGAAACTAAGGGTAATACCAAAGCAGAAGAGCATATTACCTACGCTTGTGAACATGGAGGGGGTTACTATACTTACGAGCAAAACGCTTTGCACTTCATCAGACTTGCAGACATCGTTCGCTACTTTGGAGAGATACAGGGTAACTTGATTGAAATATCTCTTGAGGGTATGCAGAATGATTACAAACTAGAAAAGCGTCAAGACCGATACTATGGTCGTGCTGATTCTGAGAATAGTGCTTTGGCATCGTCTATGTATCCTATGGTATCTGACCGCTACCAAGAGGAATCATGGAAGCATTACCTTACTACCTCTTATGCAGGAATGTGTAATGTGGATAAGGTTTATCCCCCGAATACTCACTTGAGTAAGAATATCCTGTTGGGCGAACTAAAGACTTTGGAGGTCTAAATGACTCAGAATAATGCAGATAAGATGCGTGAGCAACAAAGGGATTACAAACAATCCCTTTTAGGGGAGGAGGATAAGTGTATCAACCACCCCGAACACTATACCGTAGGAATCGAAACTACAAACTACATCGAATCGTGGGGTATGGATTTCATTGAGGGAAACATCATTAAGTATGTCTCTCGCTACAAATACAAACGAGGTGTTCAAGACCTCAAAAAAGCGGAGTGGTATCTCCGCAGACTCATTAACAAAATGGAGAAAGAACAAAATGGCGATAACTAGAAGAACTAGGTTCAAGAACTACGGAACTTATAACACCCTTCGCAAAGCAGAAGAAATGCTTGAGCGATTTCAGAAACACGCACCTATGCAACTGTTTATTAAAGAACGGAAGCAGTCGGGCAAATACTACACACGCTACACCGTGAGGGGTGTTGAAAGAAAAGGGAGTAAGAAATGCCTAACCAAGTAGAAGAAATAGACACTTGGGATAACGTCCTTGATGCTATGGAGCATTTAGCAAATATTGTTCGCAATATGTATTGCGATAATAACTTTGAGTGGACAGACGATACCCATGATATGCCCGATAACATTGCTCACGCCTACGAATCATGTGATATTGTAGAGGAGTTTATTAGGGAGCAGTTAGGGGAGTGAGTAAAAGACCTCACATTCGCAACTTAACAAAGGAAGAGTGTTTTGCATCTCCCCTTACCACAATCCATCACGATTGGGATTGGGGGAGATACAAAGGCTTTATGTTAATGACTGATAGCAATGGTGAAGGGTGGGTTCCGCATCACAACGTCTACTCTCAGTTATGGACGGCTGTGCGTTGGGGGCTTTACTTTTGGCGCACAGACAAAAACTTAAAAAACAGGTTCGACCACCCTCGATTTGTTCTTGATTTGTACACAGGACAAATCGTGTGGCAGAACTTTGATAAAACTAAACTAAAAACGTACAAATACAAAGGAATAGGTGATAACTATGAAGTCTACTAAAGAAAAATATGTCGTGTTCAAGAAGGTGATTGCAAACGAGTTTGTCCTCGTAGAAGCAGACTGCCCCGAAGAAGCGATAAATGAAGTGTGCGAAGGAAACGGAGAACCCATGCGCTCTATGTCGTTAGAGTGGAATGGAGATTTACCTCCTCACCTTTGGACAGCAGAACCCATAAATGCGACCGATGAAGAGTTGCAAGCACTTCGCCGTTCGGCTCGACGCTTGCCCGATGTATTCACAGGTACAGATTCGCCGTTGGGAGATGATATATGTTGAGAAACCTAGAACACAAACTAGGTCATTACTTCAACATAATGGCTTTCATCAGAACAATAATCTGTGTTGCTTTTTTTGCTTTCGCTGTGGGGAGTTGTGCATCACCTCCCACAGTATACTCCCATGAGTATTGGTTGGAGCATAAAGAACACTTTGCCGAAGGACAGGATATATCCGACTGCCATTGGTGTATCGAATACAAGAAGATGATACCTTAATGAAATATCTCCAAAACAACAAGATTGAAGAGGACGTAGAGATTACCCTAACCCCTAATGAGTTTGCGGGTATCCAATACGCTCTACAATCCATTGTAAGGCACGAAAGCGTTTCACACGACAAACATTACTCCCATGTGAAGAACGCCTCACAGGTGCTTGAGAAGGCTCACAGGGAAAGCGAAAAAGAAAGGATAAATCCTTTTTGGGGTTCTGATTATCAGAAAAAGGAACTATAATAAAATATGACCCAAAAAAGGATATGTTATTCGGTATTTGTGGAGGATAAACCTTACTTGCTATGGCAACTAGAGTTGTTCATCTACTCGCTCGTAAAGAGAGCCAAGATTGACCCGAAAGACATATTCCTTTTTTGGGCTTCTCCCGATTACTACACAGAACCCGCAAGACCCGATTACGAAGGACATATTCCTAGTGATTGGTTAAGAGGGATTTTGGAAGCATATCCCACTATGCACCATAGGTATTCCCAAAACTTCGGAAGGCAGAATAGAACATTCCGTTTTATGGGTAATGGGAATTGGCATGGAAAACCCTATGCGGGGCTTAACAAATGGTCTGCATGGATTGAATGGGCAAATGCTGATTGCTTTAAGGAGTGGGACGAAGTTTGGATTTTGGAACAAGACCTTTGGTTCAGCGGTGAAATCCCCGAAGTACCCGATGGGAATGTAGTATCCTATAATTGGATTCCAAACAAAAAGACTGCGTTCAAGCGAGGACACGAAGCAGAGAAGGTAGATGCGTTCCAAGTAGCAAGAGAGTTTAAGAAAAATAGTTTTCGGGGGCAGAACCTTGAAGATATCATGCGACTAACAGGCATGACCAAGAACAAGATTGCCAAATGGAAGCAAGGAGCAGTATTATTTAAGTTTCGCACTAAAGACCTTAAACCCAAACTGCTGAACGACATAATGAACTACAACTATCTGTTACTTCACCTTATGGAAATCAAACACCCATTAGGCAGTAGACACGAAACAGATATGATTGCACCTAGTCTAGCCATAGCCAATAGTAACCTAGAGATTGAATCCTTACGAGACTCGAAACTAAGAACGGATACATGGACACATGATGAGGAAATACCCCCCAACACGATTGTACATTACGGTTGGGATTTTGCTAACTATCCCCATTTGGGTGTGGATTTTGGAAAACATAAGTTTGCGGAGTTAGCCCCGTGGCAAGAGAAAAGACATGACCTTATCCATTTTTCTAAGACGGCGAAATACGAATGGACAAAAAACTTCTTCATAGACATGATAAACATACATCACGACTTCCCGAACATCATGCGGAGATGTGTAAAGAAGAATCACGAACTCCGAGTGTAGAAGAAGTAACTTCTTTCCTAGAGGAACACATTGCAAGAGATTCCATACTCCTCAACTCTGCTCCTGTACTTACTGATACCAATATGGATATTACTGAGACTATACGAGGGAGAATGATAGCCTATAAAGAGGTAAAGTCCTATATAGAGCGGGGCAAAAAGGGGTAATCCCTTCCCTGTTTTTCTATTCTATTTTTTTTNNGATATTCAACCGACAGTCTTAACTCCCTATTTTACGGGGGTTAGGGCTGTTTTTTTGTTTCTTATTTCTTGTCCGCTATGCCCCCCAAGGGGGTATTTAATTTGTTTTATAAAAAAAATAACAAGATTAAACAAGAATTTGAACACCAAACCCGTGATTTAGGTAAGACTTGGTTGCGATTTTGTCTGTTTTAATTTTCATTAAGACCTACCTTTCGCACATTAAATGCACGTATCGGTAAAAGTCAAGTTTGAATTTTGGGTACAAACAGCGAAAGTCAAAAGACCCCCATGCAACCACAGGCGAAGTAAAAAAAAAGAGAGGAAGCATTAGCCTCCTCATCTTAGTAAAAGTCAAACCTAGATTTCACCTTCATGGTATCCCCCCTATAGAGAAAGTCAAACAGCCAGCACGCCAGGCAGGTAACATGCTGGGTATAACTTGTCCCCCATACAAGAACATGTATACAAAAAGTCAAGTTCTGTTTTTTCACCTCTATGTTCATGCGACCAAAACAGATT